TTAATCTGCTGATAGCATCCCATACTGCTCTTAGATACCAGCCAACAAAAATAGATATAAGAGCAAAGGTTGCGTTAAATAAGTCTTGGAATTCCATAACTAAGCCTTGTAGAAAACAGCAAAAGAAGCGTTAATATCGCCAGCGTTATTGATTGTTAGGCTGTCTTTACTTTCAATAGCTAAGACCTTGTGTTTATCTTTAGCTTCGCCATCCACAACCAAACCATCTTCAGCAATAAAGATACGCTTACCTTGTAGACCAGTAAGCTCAATACTTTCACCAACAGCTACATCATGAACTTCGCCTGTCCATTCAACGTCTAGGTCAGGGTCAGTGATACAGTAAAACTCAACAGCTTCTTGCGCTATTAATATACACTGCTCTGCTTCGTAGTCTTTAGGGTCTGAAAAGTTAAGGTCTTGGCATCGAGTAAATGTATTCTCATATTCACCATCAGCGCTAAAGCCTTTTAAAGAACCCTTAGTTAGCCAGTGAACACCACCAGAACTTGTAGGCATCGTAGGCGGGTTAAAGGTATCACCTTTCTTCTTTGCTATGCTTTTAACGATAGACACGTTATCAGCCTTATAAATAGGATTATGCGTCCAGCCAGCCATTAGATAGTTTCTCCTGATTCTGGAATGGATGGGACAGTCAGCTGACCAACCATTGCTTCAATCTCAGGTGAGATAACTTTATCTTTAGCTGCAAGGATATTGTTCCATTCAGACTGTGCCGCTGATGAAGCCAGCACTATTTGAGTGATAACTTGTTCAGCGTCATCTAAGTCAACGCCTAGCTGCTGAACAGTGTATGGGTTTAGGTTTAATGACTTATCCGCAGGTGTATAGGTTACACTAACGGCGTTATTTTTAAGGTTGTAGCCATTTACAACGTAAGTATATTTTATGTTCATTTAGTGTTTCCTATGAAAATGTGACTGTTCTAGTGCCTGTGCCATCCCAAGTTGAAGGCTGTACACCTGCCCAACCAAACACTGTTCTAGTGCCGGTTGTATTAGTCCAAACTGAGCGAGTAGCGTTTGAGGATAAAAGCGTCCCATAACCCTGAACATTCACTGATGTAAAGAAGTTTTGCGCCCTGTTTCCAGACAGCGAAATATAAAACCCCGGGGGAGGGGTATTGTTATACTTAACTGTAATCCTTGCTATAGCCCTTATTGTAGCTCCATCGTAAGTCGTTGGTGATACAGAGCCGTAGGCTGGACCAGCCCCTTGATTAGTTAGAGCGAACGCTGTGTGAAAACCATACCCTACGTGGTAAGCGCCAAACGAACCTGAACCCTCAGTCACCGTAATAGTAATACCAGACTGAGTGCCATAGAAGTCACTAACAGCAATCTCACCAGAAGTAGGAACTGCACCATTAGTCCCTGAAGTGCCTGAAGGTACATAAAGCCCACCAGCATAGTATTCTGAAAGACTAATAGGGTTACTGCCACCAAACTCAGTTTGAATGTCGGATAAATCTAAAGCACCAGAAGTAGGCAAAGCCATTACTTAACCCCTTTTAGCTCATCGATTTCTGCCTTTAACTCTTTAATTGCTTCAATCATTAAGCCCATCATATTGCCATAGGCTACGGTTAAAGTGCCGTCGTCAGTTTCGGTAACTGCTTCAGGTAAGACTGCTCGAACTTCTTGAGCGATAACACCTGTTTGTCTTGGCGTATCAATATCGGTACGGTCAAAGGTGTAACCATTTAGCAAGTCTACTTTAGATAAAGCATTAGCAATAGGCTCGATGTTATCTTTAATCCGTAAATCAGAGTAAGCTGTAACGTTACCTGTTGCTGTGACATTACCAGTTACAGAGATGCCTGATGATGTAACACGCATGCGTTCTGTTTCATTAGTACCAAATATTAGATCACGGCTTGCGCTATTGGTGTATAGATTTGCACCACTTGAATCTAGAGCAATAGCAAAGTTGTAACCATTACCATCAATCTCAAGATGCCCTGTGCCAGAAGCGTTCATGCTGATGTCAGTTTCGTCTTGAATTTCAAGCCTAGACGTAGGCGAACTCGTGTTAATGCCCAATTTGCCATCACTGGTTAGCCTCATTCTTTCACTCAAGGCTGTATCAGTTGTGGATGCTCTCATCGAAAAAGCTAACGCACCAATTGTCCTATCATTGCCGTTGGATAGTAAGCCTTTAATAGCAGCAAAACCGAGAGAGTTTGCTGCATCGCCTTGGGAGCTTGCGAATAAGATTGCCCCGCCTGAACCAGCAGAAGCGTTGTCGTCAGACACTCGCAGCATGCCACCACGAGCACCTGCGTCAGTAAGAGCTGCGGTGGCTTGACCCGAACCAAAAATGTGTTGTTGCGCTCTCGGACTGCTCGTACCAATACCTACATTACCACTACCATCTACAGTAATGTCATCGTGATTAGCTATGCCCAAGTTAGTAAGGGCAGATGATGCGCTGTCTAAGTCAGATAAGTTGTTAGATGCAATTAAAGCACCTGATAGTGAAGCGTAAGCTGCGACCCATGATGAGCCTTCCCATACCTTCATGACATCATTAGTAGTATTAAAATACAGTGCACCAGTTATAAGCGCGTCACCATCATTATCTAATGTAGGATCACTTGCCTTAGCACCTAAGTATCTATCATCAAAGTTATCGTAAGCTGTCTCTGCATTAGTAGCTGATGTAGCTGCGTTACTCTCACTTGTTGCAGCATTAGTAGCAGATGTACTAGCTGCGCTTGCAGAGTTAGCCGCATTGGTTTCTGATGTAGCAGCATTAGATGCGCTTGTAGCCGCCTCAGAAGCCTTTGTAGTTGCAGTTGTTGCACTACTTGATGCACTACTAGCACTAGAGGATGCAGAGCTAGCAGATGAGCTTGCAGATACAGCCGAAGCCGCTGCATTAGTTTCACTTGTGCTGGCATTGGACTCTGAAGTAGAGGCATTGCTTGCTGCTGTTGATGCAGTTGATGCGCTGTTAGCTGCGTTTGTAGCAGAAGTTGCCGCGCTTGTTGCGCTGTTTCCTGCATTAGTTTCACTGGTTGCTGCATTAGTTTCGCTGGTTGATGCGTTACTAGCAGATGTAGCCGCTGCACTAGCTGATGCTGCCGCGTTAGTCTCTGATGTAGCCGCTGATACAGAGTCAACTATTAGGGACCAGTAGGCTGTATTGGTTAAAGATGTGCCTGCTGGCGATGCCTGTGTACAAATATAGACATTGTCTAGTTGGCCTGCACTTGTTGACTTGACCAGATCTCGAACGGAATAACTTATTGTTGTTACCGTGGCATCTGTTCCTTGATACTGACCAATCTCTTGGAAATTTGTAATAGAGTCTCCATCACTGTTCCAACCGATAACATAGTTTGCTGTTGGTGATGGTAGAACAAGTGATGCACCAGATGAGTCAGTAATCGGAAACCGGAATGAGCGATTAATGTCGGCTCTTAATTGTTGAGAAATAAATATCTCTGTATCTTGTTCACGGTTTACTGTCTCGGCAAGTAAGTCACCAGACGTTTGATAGTCTGCTGTTCTAGCAATGCTCACTACCCTTTCAATGGTAATGATGTCGCCAGTTGATGCGCCAGTAACAAGTGTTATAGCGCCGCTATCTTGTGTGTTTGCGCCTGCTACACTGTAATCAGTTGTTAGTGTGAGAATGTCTGCTGTATCGTTAGACTGTTGACCTGCTGGAGTAAGGTACACCTGCAAGTCTACATCCTCAAAGAAAGGAATAGGAAAGTCAAAGACAGTCTGACCGCTTGTTGCAGTATATTGCCGTCTAGGCTCTACATCATTAACTATAATTGTTGTTGCAGACATTTAGTCTTCTCCAGTAATCTGTTTAACAAGTTTATCACTTCCGCGTCTAAGATAAAAAAGATTCTGACCGGGTAACAGTCTCATAAATGCTTTCTTGTCTGACTCGGTCATCTCTCCCTCACCCGTAAGGCCTGATAGAGTTTTAGCCAGATTCCCTGCTGTACCAAAGCTCGGCCCTACGAGGCTCTCAATAACACTTCTTCCTGCCTGCCGACTTGATGTTGTCGTTACATCAGCTAACGATCTAAGACCGAAGTTATTACCTGATACTTTTTCTAATGTATTGTTTACTTCCATTAAAACACCAAGCACGCCAGTTCTATCAATACCTTCTATGATTAAGTTTTCAATATCATAGTTTACTTCCCTGCCAGCGTTCCATTGCTTAAAGATATACGTCATCATGCCCAGACCCATCATAGTAACCAAGCCTTGATATAAATTCGCATCTTGCTTCTGAAGCCCGGCAAGCATGATTCTGTTTTGCGCCGACATGATGAAAGACTTGAACTGGAAAAGCGTTTGCCCCATCTGTGTTGACATGACTATTGGCTTTTCTTGTCCGGGTGTAACAATAACTCGGTTAGTCTCTTGTCTCAATGCGCCAGCCCACAACTGTTCCAACTCAGGGTCATCCCATAAGTGACGGTTTGCAAGCCAGTTACCTTCACTTTTTGTTCCATGCTCTTTGATTAATGAGCCTATTCTTTTTGCTTGCTCGTCATTGATACCAAGTCTTTTCAGCTCTTTAGGTATTCCGCCTGCTACTAAGTCATCTGCTAATCTTGACTGCATAGATATGGCTTGGACAAATTTAACCGCAGTAGTCCATTGATTCATTAAGTTAATGTTGGAGAACTTTCTAGCCCCAGTACTTAGTGCTCTTTCAAACTTAGTACCGCCCCTAGTAACATCTTGTATGTCAGCAATCAGGCTGCCTCTACCATTAATAAGTGAGTCTATAGCTATACCGTAAGATTGGATTTCTCCTAGTAACGGTTTGTTTTTTTCCATTGCATAAGCAAACTTGTCAGCATTGCCAAACGCCTTGCCTAACCCATTTGACATGATTATTCTTGCAAGGTCAGGGACAGATGACGCAACAACACCACCCATTAGCCTCATGTAGTTTAGATCTCTCGATGCCTTGCCTACTCTATGCCACATATTGTTAGGGTCAAAGTTGCCATGCACATTACGCATACGGTCAACCATAGCTTTTAGGTCCCGAAGGTCTTTGGCTTTAGATTTTTCCAGCTTAGCCCTTGCTTTCTCATTAGGTGCATTTTTGATTAGGATCGCATAGTCATCATTGATTGCTCTGAACTGGTCTTCTAAGTCAAGAGAACCGAATTGAGCTTTGATCTCAATGTCAGGAGCCATATTCATTAGATGTCTTTGAGCTAACAAGTTAATGTCATTCTCTAAGAAGTCCTGAATTAGCTCGTCAGGTATCGTGAACGTTCTAGCTCTGAATGGTGCTGACTTGCCTCTGTTCTCAGGTTTAGGATCAAACCCATCTCCAAGTCTGCTTTTGTCAGAGTATTCAAGCGTTGCGTCAGGGCTAGATATGATTCTGTTTTTTATTTCTTCAGCCCTAGCCTGAAACTCAAGGTCGTCAAAGTCGCCGTACTTGGCATCAAGTATAGCCTTGATAGCTTTTTTCCTTTCCTTTGGAGTAGCACCGTCTCTAGTCTTGAGCTGACCTCTGATCTGATTACCAATCTTAGACGGTAACGCAGCTATAACTTCATCAATCTTAAAGTTAAGAGAAGCCTCTCTATCAACTCTAGCTTGCAAGTCAATCTCCAGCTTTTCTATTTCGGCTTTTAGGCCGCTAACTTTATCTGCTGCTGCGTTTAACTGGTTTCTAGTTTTAACATTAAAGCTACCTGCTTCACGTTGCTGCCCCTTCTTGCCTTTCTCTGTACCTCTTAGCTTTTTCTTTTCCTCGGTGAGCTTTCTATTTATTTCTTTTAGCTTATCTTGCAGCGGCTTGATGCCACCTCGTTTTCTGGTCTTCTGTTGTTCAGCCCGAAGCGTCTCTATTTGACCTTTTATTTTGACCTTCTCTGCCTCTAGCTTGGGAACATCACCCTGTCTTTGTTTTCTAAGCTCTATTGCTCTATTGTATTGGGATTCATTTTCATTGCGTAGCCGCTGTAAGTCACCTTCAGCTTTCTTCAGTTTAGCCGTCTTTGAGTCTAAGGTTTTTTGGTTTGACTCTAAGGCCTTGGTCACGCCCTCTGCCTCATCGACAACAAGAGCAAGTTGAGATTGGTAATTTAACTTCTTGTCGTTCTCAGCCTGCAAGAATTTAGTTACAACATCAGTAAACGTTTCGCCGGCAGCATTTGTTTGACCCATTATAGCTTCAACATTGTAAACTCTGTTGCGGTAATACTTAGATGTTTCAGTTATTACATCTTCGTCCAGAAGCTCAGCCTTTATGCCAGCCTTTTTTAATGGCTCATAGAATTGCTGTCTCCATGCGCTTGCTGCTTTCTCGATAAGGTCATCATCTGAGCCTTGAGATACAGCTCTACCTACCAGCTCGTCAAACTCTCTCTCACCAAGTATTCTGTCAGATAGCCCCTTGCCTTCACGCTCAAGGTACTGAGTGTAAATGTCCTTATGTGCTTTTGCTGCATTAAAGAACAAGACGTTATATTGTTGTATTTTATTTTCTACTGATATGACGCTTCCGCCATCAACCTCAAGAATACTATCAACTAACTCTTGCTGTAACTTTCTTACGGATTTTGATTCTGATACGGCTGTTCTTGAGTATGGATCAAAAGGCATCTTACTCAATATCCATTTAACAACCTTGCCTTTTACCTCGCCACCACTAGCGAATGTTTGTGTTGGATCGGTTACTATTCTTGTCTCTGCTGCACCGGCATCCTTTATCTGGTCCGTGCTCAGTATGCTTAGCTCACCTTTCTCATGAAAATTCATTGTGTCAGTAAGCTCTTTCTCAAACCTCTCTACTTGTTTAACATGCGCCCTCGCAAAAGGAATACCAAGAACGCCACCAAGTAATCCACCAGCAGCAACATTTAACGCTGCTTCTTGACCAGTCCTAGTTATTTGCTGGTTTAGCAAGATTGATTCCTGAGCACCGATAACCCCAGCCTCCAGCCCGGCTATAACACCAGCACCTTTTAGGTATGACTTTCCAATGTTAGCAGCCCGCAAGACCTTGCTTGCTCCCAGTATTGGGACAAGGTTTATTGGCTCCAGCAATGTTTGTGATATTAATGTCGCAGTAAAGGCATAACCGGGGCTGGCATTTAATATCTCTCTGTCTCTTTGCTCCATTGCAAAGTTTTCTCTAAGAAGGTTAAGCTCAGTGACATTGTTTGTGCCTGTTATTGCTCGCTTTCTAAAAGAGTCATTCTCAGCCTCAGCCTTAGTCATCTCCTTAAATGCGTTATAACCCTCATCCCTTTCCCCTTCACCAAGACCTGTATTCTTAGAAAAAAAGTTTCCTAGTGTTGTGTCTTGCCTAATAGACGCTCCCACAACTGTGGCAAAGTCAGGGCCGCCCTTAGCAAAAGGTAGATCCGCTACCTTTGGAACTTGCTTATTATTTTTTGTAACGATAGGCATTATTGGGTACCTAGAAGCGGATTGTCAGACTCAAGCGCATATAGCTCATACTCTTGCTTTGTTAATGTTTGTTTAATCATTTCTTCAGAAACCTCTCCAGCGTTAAGCATTCTTCTTGCTTCTGATTCAGCTTCCTGCTCTATGCCTGCTTTATTAGTTATGCCTAACGGGCCAACCTTACTGCCAGCATTGTCTTTTGCAATCACATCAGTGAGTGTTTGTATAATTTTTTCATCAATTCTTTCTTTCGCCTCTGCGCTTAAAAATTGGCTTTGTCTTATTTCAGATGTCAGTGATGGTTTGTATGTTACCGCTTCATTGCTGTCTTTGAATGGAGACTCGCCTTTTTGCATCTGCTCTCTAGCGTGTGCTATCGCTTTATCTTTAATGTCTTTAGGGAGTTTGCCTACTGACATTTCACCTTCTGCAACTTGAGCTAAAACATCTAACTCTTTCTCGTTCAATCCGGGAACAATTAGCGGAATTAAGACATCCCTACCATTAATCTCAAAACCGGCAGAAACTTCAGACATTACTTTGCCACTAGGCAAGTCTATTAAGCCTAGCCAGCCCTCACCTTTAGGTGTGCCATCCTCTCTGTAGCCGTAATCAGCCACCAAAGAAACCGGCCCCTCATCAGTAAGCTTCATAATTTGATATACTGGCGCACCACTTATAGGGAAAAACTCATTATCCTCACCGGGTATCGGCACTAGAATAAAGTTTCTAGCCCCAGCAGCGTCAGTAGGAGTATCAATTTGACCTAAATCATAAAGCCCTTTCATAAAGTCTTTTTGTACCCAGTCACCAGTGCCGTCAATGGATGTGTAGGCGGCAACAGCACTAGGAGCTTGATACATAACATTGCCATTAAACTCTGCATATTCTGAGTTAATTTTCTGTAAAGCGTTATCTCTTGCGAAATCTAAAGTTGCACCATCATTGACGACACGGTTGCGAACTAATGTCTCGAACCTTTGTGTAATTATTGCCTCGTCAATTAACGCCCCATCCATGTTACCCTTAATCCAGTCACGATTGTCGTCGGCTGTTTTGTCGCTTGAGTATTGCTTGCCTCTATAGTCGATGGCCGCATCATCTTTTACTGTAGATTTTCTTGCGTAATCAATCGCTTTTTGAGGCGGCTCTCCGGCCTCTATGTTGGCTACTATTTGTGAGGCATAAGCGAGCTGGTCTCCCTTGACTACGTCGTAACCGTTAAGGCCTTTGCTTAGGTCTGTAATTATTTTGGCTGTCTCAGCGGCCTCAGCAGGATTTTTATTAACTAACTTGTTATTTAGGATGTTAGTTATTAATGATGGGAATTTTCCCGTTTTAGTAAACAAGTTTTTAGCTAGCTCAATCTGTTGTTGCTGATCTATCTGCTCCACTGATTGACCAAAATAGACGTCGACATCTTCTTGCGAAGGCTTGACTGGAACATTGTTTTCGTCCACAACAATTGTGCCATTTAAAATGCTAGTAATGTTTGCATTGCTTTGATCAGTTTCCCGTTGTTCCTTTAGTTCTTCTCCCGCATCTTTAGCTTTCTTTTCAATGGCGGTCATTTGTTTATCTATTAAAGATCTATATTTGTTTCGCGCCTGCATCGCTCCCTTTGCAGTAGAAAGATCACCAAAAAGACCAGCATTGTAAGCAGAGTCAACACTAGATTCCCATGCGTCATAATCCTCCTGCACTCTGTCGGCTTGTAACTCAATGGCTATAACTTGCCTAGATGTTTGGTTTAACAGATTAACCCTGTCTTCGTCTTTTTTTGCATTAAGAATTGTGTTCTCTGCTTTGAGTCTTTCAGTTATACTTTCAACCACATCATCTGTAAGACCAACAGTCGTCTTGTTGCCGTTCTTGTCAACTGTAGTTATGTTTTGAGCCTTAGTCGCTATCTCCGCAATATAAGCATCGCCTCGCCCTTGAGCGTAAGCCTCTCTAAAGCCGCCAACATATCCTGCTGTCAGTCTTTTTGTTTGATAGTTTTTGATAAAATTGTCTGCCATTTCTGGATCGTACTGGCCTATCTGATCTGCCGCCGAATAGATTGACTCTTCAGCTTTAGCTAGTACTTCTTCATCTCCATTAGCTACTGCCTCCATAGCAGTGTTAATGTCTGCTTGAACTTTTTGCTGTATATTGGACACGGCGACACCAAGCTCAGCCGAGTCTTTTTCTATTTGCTTCTTACCTACGCGCGGAACAGCATAGCTGTCAAACTCATTAGCAAGGTAAGCTCTGATTGATGGGTCAGCCAACTCTAAAGCCTTGCCTTTCATCGTACTAAGAGATTTCTGGAAACCCTCAACATCAAGGTTTGAGTCAATCTCTGCTTGGTCTATCTGACTTCTGAACTGGTTTATAGCAGCAGACTTATGCCCTTCTAACACAATGTCGTTGTACACTTGCCCAACTTTTGTCCAAGAGCTTTTTAACTCTGGAGCTTGAGCAGTAACATCAACCTTGTTAGCCTCCATAATCGCATTATCTGTAACCAGTTTCTCGTACACGCTGGCACCACGATTAGCCCACTTCTGTATAGTAGCGGCGCTCGTCTGTAATGCTTCAGCTTCAGCAGCTCTAAGATTACCGATGCTTCTTATGTTAGCTTCTTCTTTATATTCCATCTATGTGTCCTATATGTAATCGAATCTAACGTTGCCAGAAGAAAAAGTAGTGCCCGGACTTATAGTGCCAGCAGATGTTGTTATATTTTGCGTAGAACCCAAGCCCGGCTTCTGAGCAGGACTACCCATAGAAAACCCTGTTTGAGCCAATGTCATAGCCATATCTGCAACACCTTGATACTTGGCAGACTCAGCCCTAAACTTAAACGCTTCCCTTTGTCTCTGAAAACCTTTCTGAATAGATGCTCCGATAGCATCTGACTGTAATTGGTCTCTGCGGTAATCGTCCATAGACTTCAACTGCAAAGCCTCTACAGTTGTACCTCTAACGCCAGCCGCACCTGCACCAGCAGTTTGAGCTGCAAGAGCCGTTAGCAACCTCTCTCGTCTTATGTTGGACTCTTCTTTAGACTTCAGCTTCTCAATGTACTGTTGCTCTTTAACGCCTTCTTCTGCGGCCTCCATAGCCGCTTCCTGCTGAGCTGATGCCTTAGCTGATTGAGACAATGAATATGCTGCCGTAGCTACAGCAAGAGTTGTACCTACTGACACCGTAACGCCACCCACTGTAAACGTTGTCGCTAGTATCTCCATTACGCTAACTCCATCTCTATTGTTAATGATAATATCGTCATAGGCGCAGGAACTTCTTGCGTCAGTGTTACCTGAGCCTCTTTAGTCCAGCCTAATAGATACATGTCTTTTTTGCCTGTGTATGGTTGAACAGTGTTGTCCAAAACGTTCTCACCAAAAGCCCTAAATGGGACTATATTACCATTTATAGTCAAAGCTGTTGTGTCTTGAACAAAAGCACTACATTTAACTATTCTTTTATTGGAACTTAAATCGTAGCCTACACCAACATCTTTTTCGACGGGCATCGTCTTGACTGTTGGCGTGAAGAACAATCCTACCTCAGCAGAGTTTTCCGCCACTCTTGATAACGTTATACTTCCGCCACTAGGTGTAGCGTTAGATAAGACATTACCGTCAGCCCGTACTCTGCACTCTTTGCCGTTTAGGTGGCCTAGCCCAGTTAGTGTTGCTGACGCAGGGCTATCATAATTAACAGAAGAGTCCATTACAGAGTCGCTATCTAGCTTTTCTACATAGTACTTATCTACGCCGTCTATGTTTCTTTTTATAACAAAATAAATATCATCGACAAGCCTGCATACATTAAGGAATAAACCGTCAGTATCCCATGTTGTCCAGCCAGCTACTTCTTGTGCTCTAAGAGTATTAAATACTGCCATTGTGCCGTCGTTGTTTACGATATAAACGTAGTTGGCATCCTCGCTTGATGTACCTACAGATACAGCCATGTCAACAGGCTGATTAAGAACTGAAGGCGATAACAGTGACGTTGTTTGTGATAGATATGCTTCTTCAGCAAAGCTAAATACAAACTCTCTAAGAGCCTTGCCTGTTCGCTGAACATATATTGTTGCCCCATCAATTACTTTAGGTTGTATTTTTGATGAACCATAGCCAGTTTGTCTCTTAAATGCAACATTGCTTGGAGTTATTGGTGACTCATTAACATAGAACTCAGCGCCAGAAGTAAATACTTGCAAGTCGCGGTTAGAGAAGATGGCTCTAATTTCATCAAACTGATCAACGTCTAAAGTTACATCAAGTGATTGATCGTCTCTTAGTTTGCCGGGGTCAAAGTTAAACAAGTCGTTTACCCTGCTGCCCCATATAGTTATAGGTTTTTGAGTTGAGCCGCCAAACCATAATCGACCTTCATGGAATGTTATTGTTTTTGGCCAACCTCTAGTGTTAGACCATACATCCTCTGACCTGCTTGTACCGTTTTGCGTCGTAGATACAGATATGTTACCACCAGACACGTTAGTAACTCGGCCAGTCATCTGTGTCCAAGCATCAGCAGAAGCACCTGAGAAAGTAACAGTAAACTGATTACTGGCGGTCCTTGACACAGACACGCCAGAGTTGCCCGTATTAGGTAAATCTAACAAAGCTTTCTGCATGTCAACAGCACCAGAAGCATTGTCCTGATAACTAAACTCGTCAGTGTCTATACCTTCAAGAGTTAGCTTGATAGGTGCTCCCGTTACAACACTGCTAAATGTTATAACCTGTATCTCATCAACAGCAGTGGGGCTAGATGCGTCATTGAAATCATACAAAGGCTTCTGTACAAAAGCTAGATCATTAAACAGCCATGACGTATCACTGCCGTCTCTTTGGAAAAGCTTGGGCGCGTAATTTTCATTAACCAATATCATTGTGTCGGCAGATTGTGCAAACCTAATGTTAGGTATATCCGCTGCTGCGTATGTTGTTGTTACAGTAGCCTTGAATACATCATCCCTGTAAACATCAATAGCGTTTTCTCTGAACACTAATAAGTAAGTTTGATCTACATTAAAAACAAAAGGAATTACCCTAGCCTCTGAGCTAACTCCATCAGCAACATATTTTAGGCCGGGTCTACGTTTCACGCCGCCCTGCGGCAAACAGACAACGTTGTTGCCAGTTATCATGCCGTTATAGTATTGGCTTACATCAACTCGGCCCAGTATCCTAGTGTCTAATACCCCTGAGTTAAATGCAGACTGATACTGGTAATACTTCATGAACGAACATCCCTGTAAGGATTAGACTCTATTGCGTCATTTGGAGCTTGCTGAGCATCTAGGTATTTTGCTTTTTTAATATATCTTTCGTACTTGGTATCGTAAATCATGTTCTGCTCTTCATTGTTTGTAACAATAAGCGCGAACTCGCTTGCCAACTTATATTCCATAAGTATCTGCAAGTAGGCAGGCCAAGTTTCTTCTCCTGCTCTGAATTGATAATCAACATACATCTCGCTTGTGTCGGCGTAAATTGCATCTTGAAATATCTTATAATTACTCGTGCCATATACCCTGTTGATCTTCAATGTGCCAGAAGGTATTTGGAACGCGTATTGGTAATCGTTTAATGGAACTGCTGTTAATCTAGCCAGTTGCCTTTTTGCTTTACTGCAAGACCAAGGATACTCGCTGAGTACAGCCTTTACAGTTATCTCGTATAGATTTGAAGCTGCAATGCCTGATGCTCCACCTTCAGAAAAGGATGATATTGGACTAGCACCTATCCTTACTAAAGCATTACTAGCGACCTGAACATCTGTTGACATTGAAATCTCCTAAATAAAGTCGGGGCAGGGCCGAAACCCCACCCCTATAACAGCGGGGAACTGTTAATTAGTCACCATCTGTTTCGGCGATAACAGTACCGTCAGAAACATCAACAACACCTGAAGCGTTACTAAGAACGTTTACAAGGTTAGTTGTAGGTGTCGCAGTGTCAATAGCAACGATTACGTCACGAACACCAAGCTCACTTGATGCGCCGTTAAAGTAACCAGAAGTATTAACGTCAGCGATTGGATCTTCGCTTGAGTAAACCCATAAGCGAGGACTTCCACCGCCCGGACCTACTTGGTATAAACCATCTCGACTAAATGCCATGATTATTCTCCTTATGCAGTTTCGTCAGTGTGAATTTCAACAACGCCACGAGCGTCACGAACTACAGCACCAGCTTTTAGAATACCGTTGGCCAACCAAGATGTTTTCTCAGCGATCCAGTCAACAGTTGTTTTCTGGTCAATACCGATAGCCATACCTAACGCATCACGATGGAAAGCGTAAGCAGTAGCATCAGAAGAACCAGCACCCGGCAAACCACCCTCATCACGAGTTTCAATTAACTTGAATCTGAAACCGTAGAAAGTGTCAATGTCGCCGTTTACTAAAGCTTTGACGTTCATGTAGTCAGAGCTTGTAGCTTCAGTTGAACCTAGAAGTTGTTGCTTCTGTGTTGCAGTGAAAGCGATGTAACGACCGTCCATGCCCATACCTTCAGCATCAAAAGCAGCACCAGCTTCGCGTACTTTATCAACAGTAAAGCCAGCACCACCAACAGCAATGTTGCTTAATGCTGTACCAGCGGCAGCAGGAATACTACCTAAAGCGTCAATAGCTAACTGGTCTTCACGACGGCCCATTGCCATAGCGATTACCATTGCAAGCTCTTGTTGCTCGTCAAAGTTTACTTCAGCAGCGTCAAAAATATCAGTGTACTCTGGAGCTAACCAGTTTTCCAAAGTAGCTGGAATTAACGCGTGTGAAATGTCCATAGGTGTAACATCAGCTTGGCTTGCTTTTTGGTTAGCAAGGCCTTTGCCCATGCGACGGAATTTGTAAATGTCGCCAACAACATCAGTTCGTAACGTTAGGCAATCACGCAATTTACCACCAGATTGGTATGCGTGTTTAACTAAAGAATCGAACTCTTGTTGAGCAACAGAAGATAGAGTTTTACTCATGATCTTTGTCTCCAAGTAATTAAAAAAAATCAAAAACGTTTTGCTCGTCTCTGACCTAGTGACCGTTTACGGGTAGACCAGCACTCGCTAATCCCTTCGTATCACGGCCTACTTGAAGCAGGGTATCGTTAGATGGGGCGCCAATACATTATTTCATGGCGTGAAATTATTATAAGCTAAATTTTAGTTAAAAAAAAAGCCCTAACACGTGAGGCAGATACGCGAAAGGGCATGAAGGTTAAATAATAACTCTAACCTAGTTGTGATGCAAGCCTTTTGTGTCTTTCTCTGAACACTTTATCTGTTTTATATTTTGGATCTCCTACAGCTTTATGATAGTCATCCCAAGTATAGCTCTCTTGCAGTGTAGGGGCTTGCTGACTTCCCGGCAACTTACTGTTTCTTGTTTTAGAAATCATAGCCTCTAAAACTTCAACTTGATCAGCCGTCATTGTCATTGTGTGCATGACTTCAACTTGCTCTTCACTAAGGTTGTTGCCTGCCCACGAAACCAATCCTCTTATGCGATCATCAGCATTTTCACCAAGCAGTTTTCTTTGCTCGGTATAATCAGTCTCTAATTGCCCCACCATGCTTTGCTGATAACCAACAAAGATTTCAAACAACCTTTGAGCGGTATCGTTGTTCATGTTACTTTCTTTGGCCACCTCCATGAACTCTTGGTATGCAACCAACTCAGTATCAACCTCGCCTTCAATACCCTCTGGCAACGCTAAGTCGTATTCATCAGGCGCGCCTACAAAAGCACCCAATCTTTTTTCAGCTTCTTTATATGCCTTGGCCTGCTCTATGATTGCCTCATCCTGCGACCTTTCGCCTGTTGCATACTTGTCTAAAAGCCACTCAGGCCGCTCAATAGCTGGACCATTGTTATCATCGCTTACTGCCTCAGTAGTAGATTGATCTACACCTTGCAAGTCTTCGTTACTTTCCGTTGCTTCTGCCGTTAAACTTTCACTCATAATTTTTCCCCGATTTGGATTTGAATTAAAATTTCACTTACAAGCTCTCGCTTGCCGTCATTCATATGAACTTCTCTTTCTGTTGCATTGTAGCCTGCTGGTTTGCTGGTACAAAAAGATTGCACCCATTCCGTAAGAATGTTTCTGCCAGCTTCAGTTTTAGAAAAAACATCATGATAAGCAGCAGCCCTACGCCTTTTTGCCGCTACTACCTTATCCTGTTCTTTCTGGATATTTTCATCCTGACTTTCCCAATTAAGGTATTCAGGACTATCAAAGTCTAAATCTTCACTCATACTGCTTCCCCGTATTGTCTTAGCTTATTCGCCTAGCCCGCACCTTGACCGCCTTGCTCTTCTTGCTGCATCATAGCTAGCTCAGCTTGAGCCTGTGCCGCTTGTTGCTTTTGCTGCTGCATAGCCTCAATTTCTTCCGGCGTTCTCTTAAGCTCAGCAGGACCAGACATCTTATCCATTAAGAACGTAGGTATAGCTTCTACCCGTATAGTCTCGTTTAGCATTTCTAACGGAGCACCCATACCTACAGCAGTTTGCAAGATATTCATAAGGTTTGCCGCCTCATCTTTATCATGTTGCTGTGATACTGGTGAAGTAAATTTTAACTTAATGTTTTCGCCGTCAATTTTTAGCGGAGGAATTATGCCTTCCCTACTTAATAAGTACATAACCCTTTCAATAACGCCACCAGCTAGCTCATTAACTAGACGGCTAAAGTCTGCACCAGCGTCTTGTAGGTCCAACTGCATCCTAGCCTGTATCTCTGTCGCTGACTTAGTTGCGTCATCAATGTCACCAATAGGTTTAGCAAATAAGGCCCTGTTGACGTTATCAACTCTGCGATTGTATTCCATCTCATGAAAGTCTAGTCTACCACCAACATCTAATGGTCTTAATGTAGGATTCTCGTCACTGTTGGAGCCTACAGGAATAACCACTCCCGGAGCTAAGGTGATCGAGTAAGGATTGATTACACCATCATCTGTAGCTGTCCATACACCAGCAACAGCCAAAGCTGCGGATTTTAGGCTGTTTTCTGCCATTTTGTTGAGCGTCTTAATATCTGGTAAGACTCGCATAAGCGGACCCCTGCCATATACCTCACCCGGAATAACAGTTGTTCTGCCTACTATAAATGGAGTTGACTCACCAAAACCTTCTTCATAAATAACGTCGTCGCCAATCATGACATTTAAGGCATACTCGCCATCTTTATCTGGCAGCATAGCCTCAACAATATCTAGTTCTGTTTCAGGTTTTGTTTTTTCTATGTCTTTAAGTTTTTCGGGCAAGACTGCATCAGGGTACTGTGCAAGAATGTTTCTTATGTTGTCTTTTCTTTCCCAGAATACGCCTGTTACTTTTCCTTTAGGCCCAGACTCAAGATATACATTGCTAAGCGGGATAGCATCAAACACTATTTCGCCTTGATCTTCATCATACTCACATATCATTACCGCTGTTGATACGGCTAAGTCAATAAGTGACTCATGACATCTGGCGTTAAAGTTAGACCTGTTTATATATTCAAAAACAATATCGGTGATTTTTTCCAATGCGTTTTGCATCGTGACTCTTTCACCTGCATAGTCAATCATCTCTTGACCATTGACACGTCTTCCGGGCGTTAGCTTGGCCCACTGACTGCCAGCAGGCATGATAGATTGCTGTATTCGGTTGGCATATATAGGCGTAGCTATAATTGCAGTAGAGTCATAAATATGAGTATTCTTTTTTTGTCCGGGACTATGCTTTGTAAAAGTCTCTCTCTGCGGAACAGCATACTCATAGCACTCACGCATGTGCGAGTACCAAGACGACATCTTGCGCTTCTTGGCCTTATCAAACCTTTTTAACACAGCCTTAGCACTCATCCTAGAGTTTCCTTGCTACCCTTACTTTCGTCATCCATAACACCAAGAGCAGATCCTCTTAATAAAGATGAACGCGAACCAGACATTCTTCTTTTAGATCTTGCTTCTCTTTCAGCTATCTCTGACTTCTGTTGATAGCCTCGCTCCAATGTCTGTTTCTCCGCTTCAAGCTGCTCTTGAGTTGGCTTGAAAGGCTCAGGCGACTTAGGGCCACCACCAAATAATCCACCCATTTTATATCCCTCTATATCTAGTTGATTTGCCTTCTAATGCGGCCATCAGTGATGCTGACCTGCCAGTACCTATTTTTCGCCCAGCCCTGACTTTTTGCGATGTTACACCTGCAATGTTTTTCTCACTTTCTTTCCTTAGGTCAATTTCCTTTGACTGCTTTCGCATCTCTACATTACGCATCAGTGACTCTCTTACGTCACCATAGTACTTAACAGGGTTTCCGCCCAGTTGAACGCTATTCCTACGCTTGAGCGTGTATTCTTCTTTACTTATGCCGTAAACTTTGTCTTGTTTTTGTATCTGCGCGCCGGTTTGTTTAGTGTTCCCTGCTTGATTAGCTATCTGTTGATAGTCCTCACGGTCTAATTCTGCGCGCCTTTCTTTTTTTGATTTCGTTCTCATCCCGAGCATACCCATGACTATTTCTCCAATTTTTTATATAACTGGTAAGGCGTTAAACACCAAAAAGACCTATCCCCGATAAATGCTTTCGCTGTCTCAACACAATTAAGCAGGCCTATATATCTACGGATTTTATACACGTCAACCATAGCCTTGCCTTTAATGATGGTTTCCCCTTCTAACGGTTGATAGTTCATTTTGTCAGAGAAACAAGTAACTTCATTATATGACATTCTTGGATCAATTAAAACAATATAGCCTTTTTTATGGATAAGTATCTTGACATGGGCAAAATCTTTCTTTAGGAATTTGTTTAACCAGACAAGCCTGTTAGCCTTGCTAAATATAAGCGTGTAGGTTACTTCTTCCTTGCCTATGTTTTCTGCTTTAATCAGACTCTTTTGACTTTTTCGATACAACAAGTTTGCCTTCCTTTATCTCGCCAATATAACCGGGTATAGCTTTTTGTACTTTGTCTGCCAATAACCTTTTTGCAACCATCTCTGGCATATTATTTTTTAACTCAAAAGTCATTGGCTCTAGCCAAGTTATAACGCAATCCATAGACTGCTTTGCAAACAGTGAATTTACTACGCTGGCCAAAGCTAATTGCTGCACTCCTAGCTTACCGATATTACATTTGAATTGCATATTTTTCCCCTTAGAAAACAGACCAATCTGATATTTTGATTGGTTTTGAAAAGTTATTGTTTGTTGTTGTAATGGCTTTTCTTCCTTCCCCGCCAGCCATTAAAGCGTACTCTGCTGCTTCGCACATGTGTG